GATAGAATGGGAAGACCTAGCCTATCGTACATACACGCCAGATTTCGTGCTGTTCAACGGCATCATTATAGAAACAAAAGGTATGTTTACTGCAGCAGATAGACGTAAGCATCTTGCAATTAAGAAACAACACCCTAAGTTAGACATACGCTTTGTGTTTGAGAATAGTAGACGTAAGCTACGTAAAGGTGCTAAGTCTTCTTATGCAGAGTGGTGTATAAGATACGGGTTTCTTTACTATGACAGGATCATACCAGAGGATTGGCTAAAAGAGAAGGGTAAGAATAGGCACAGAAAGTTTATCAAATTCACAGGAAGTAAAGTAAAAAGGAGATGAGTATGCACAATGATGAGGAGTACTACAACGATGAAGACTACGTGATAAGAATACGCCCCGGCTGTGACATGCAAGCAAATGGAAACGGGCGTAAGGAAGCTGTGTGGACGGGGGAGATTGATATATCTATTATAACAGGTCCAGATAATCCATTAGACGATGAGTCTTACTCGCAGGTTATGCACTTTGTACGTATGATGTGTGCTACCGTTCCTTTAATGGAGAGCAACAAAGAACTACGTAATTTAGTGCATGAGTTTGTAATGGAAGAACTTGACTTAGAAGATGAAGAAGAATATGATGAGCCTTCTGTCGTTGTTAAACAAGAAGATGGCAACGTAGTACGGTTACAGTTTTCGTCAAAGACTAAAGGGAGTGCATAATATGAGACATGAAGAGTATATGAGACAGGCAATGAGGCAAAGTGATGTTGACAACATAGAAGATTATCCACCTTCTGCTGACAAAGACATGGTGAATAGTCCATCACATTATAATCAGTCAGGCATTGAGTGCATTGCTGCCATCCAAGCTGCACTTGGTCCTAACTTTAAATACTATTTGCAAGGCAACATTATGAAATACTTATGGCGGTTTGATTACAAAGGCAGACCACTTGAGGATTTGGAAAAAGCTAAATGGTATTTAAATACGCTACTAGAAGACGTGGCAGCGAGTGATGAGAGTTAAAGTATTCATTACTCTCGACATTGACGAGGAAGAATACCCCATACCTGCGGATGGGCAGGTTGGGGAGGAGATAGAAGATGGCATACGTGAATACTTTTATGATGTAGACGGTGCTGACATTAGAACAATAAGAACTATAACGGAGTGATGGATATGAACAATTACCTACCAACAGACTATCAAAACTTCATTGCGCTATCACGGTATGCCCGATGGAAAGAAGATGAACAACGCCGTGAGACATGGGTAGAAACAGTAGAGCGTTACTTTAACTACATGGAAGAGCATCTGTCAAAGACACGTAACTATGCTATGCCAGAAGACTTACGTGCAGAACTAGAAGAGGCTGTACTCAACCAAGACATCATGCCTAGCATGAGAGCGTTGATGACTGCTGGCCCCGCACTAGATCGCTGTCACGTGGGTGCATATAACTGTTCTTACGTGCCTGTAGATAGCCCTAGAGCATTTGATGAAACTATGTACATCTTAATGTGTGGCACAGGCGTAGGCTTCTCTGTGGAGCGTGAAGTAGTAGACAAGCTGCCTATTGTAAATGAAGACATGCATGAGACAGATACAGTAATCAAGGTAGGTGATAGCCGCCCCGGTTGGGCAAAGTCTCTGCGTGAACTTATCTCTCTGCTGTACGCTGGACAGATTCCTAAGTGGGATGTATCAGAGGTACGCCCTTCAGGCGCAAGGCTCAAGACATTTGGTGGTCGTGCCAGTGGCCCAGCACCATTAGAGGAACTCTTTGATTTTATAATCAAGAAGTTTAAAGGTGCAGCAGGTCGTAGACTCTATCCTATTGAGTGTCACGATATTATGTGTAAGATTGGTGAGGTTGTAGTTGTAGGCGGTGTGCGCCGTAGCGCACTCATTAGCCTGTCTAACTTAAATGATGACCAGATGGCACACGCAAAGTCAGGCGTATGGTGGGATGAACCTGATAAGGGTATTAAACGTGAAGGTCAGAGAGGACTAGCTAATAACTCTGTAGCATATAAAGTAAAGCCAGAAATGGGTACGTTTATGCGAGAGTGGCTGTCTTTGTATGAGTCACATTCAGGTGAGCGTGGTATCTTTAATCGTCAGGCAGCAAAGGTGCAAGCAGCCAAGAATGGTAGGCGTGATGCGGAACAAGATTTTGGATGCAACCCTTGTAGTGAAATTATATTGCGTCCATACCAGTTCTGTAATCTGTCAGAGGTAGTTGCTCGTGCTAGTGACACACAGCAAACATTGCGTGAGAAAGTACGCCTTGCTACGATACTAGGTACGTTCCAATCAACACTGACTGACTTTAAATATCTGCGTAGTATTTGGAAGAAGAACACAGAGGAAGAGCGTTTGCTTGGCGTGTCGTTGACAGGTATCATGGACAATGATTTGCTTAGTGGTACATCAGCCCATCTAGGTAGTAACATTGGGCAGACACTGGAGACATTGCGTGACACGGCAGTAGAGACTAATGCTGCTATGGCTGAACAGCTTGGTATTGCACAGTCAACAGCCATTACATGCGTCAAGCCTAGTGGCACAGTATCACAGCTTGTAGACAGTGCGTCTGGCATCCATGCGAGGCACAACCCACACTATATTCGGACTGTACGTGGAGATAACAAAGACCCCATTACACAGTTCCTTATATCAGAGGGTATACCAAATGAGCCAGATGTAGGTAAGCCGCACAGCACTACCGTGTTCAGCTTTCCAATGGCAGCACCACGTGGGGCAGTAACACGCACAATCATGTCGGCTATTGAACAGCTTGAGTTGTGGCTTACTTATCAGCGTTATTGGTGTGAACATAAACCATCCGTCACAGTTTCTGTAAAAGAGAATGAGTGGATGGAGGTAGGAGATTGGGTGTACAAACACTTTGATGAAGTGTCAGGCATTAGCTTCCTGCCCTTTGATGACCACGTATATAAACAAGCCCCCTATCAAGACTGCACAGAGGATGAATATGATGCTATGGTAACAGAGATGCCTCGCAGTGTTAATTGGTCTAAGTTGCAGGAGTTTGAGAAAGAAGACAATACATCAGGTGGACGTGAGTTAGCCTGTACTGCTGGTGTATGTGAAGTTGTGGACTTAAACGCAGCATGATTGAAGGACTAGACATGCCTACATGGTGGCAGTGGTGGCTCATAGTAGCCATCACTGTCAACACTGCAATCAATGCGATTGTATTCTTCAAGCACAGGTTTAAACAGAAGGGAGTTGACACATGAGAGAACAAATGATAGAAGTACTACGGAAACACGCACAAGCTAATGTAGCATTGCATGTTGCTAACATTGAATGTTACTTACGTAACCCAGCAGGGATAGGAGAACATTCAGATATCATGGAAGCAATGCAGGGGGAACTTGATAAGATTGCAGCACATGAAGATAGGCTTGACATACTGAATAACTACTTCAATGAGTAAGTTGGTATGGAAAAGGGGCGAGGATTACTTGATAGCTAATCCACCCCGCAAGTCTGAACAGTGGAGTGAGTGGCTAAAAGAAAAGGAGAAGCACGATGGCAAAAGAAAAGAAACAGACCGTTAATATTGATGGGGGAGAGTACGTAGTAGATGACTTGACTGATCTGCAAAAATACATGCTAGAACAAGTGGTGGACTTGAGAGGCAGGATACACACCGCACGTATGCACCTAGATCAACTTAAAGTTGCCAGCGCAGAGTTTGGCAGAAACCTTTCAGAGTCTGTAAAAAAGGGAGAGTAATTATGTTTGTAGATAGTCTTAAACCAAACTACACAAGAGAAGAGGCTGTGTTTGAAGACGGAGAATGGTGGTATATACAACCGGGAGATGGTAAACGTAGGCGTATTACATCTCACGCTCGTAAAAATACTACTCGCATGTTTGTTAATGGTAAGTACGTACCTAAGTCAGACCCTTTGCACAAACCGGGCAACTGGAAAACATGGACGCACGTACACTCTCTTGAAAAGTTAGAGAGTACAGATTCAGGAGTAGCTGGATATGTCTATGTAATAGTAAATGAGGCTTGGCCTGAATGGGTAAAGATAGGCTGTGCTAAAGATGCTGATGATCGTCTGAATAGCTATCAAACCTATTCACCATTTCGTGATTACTCTATTGTTGCCCGAATCAAAACAGACAACAGGCACATGGAAGAAAAAGAAATGCACAAAGCCTTTACTCACTTTGCAAAGGAACGTAAGAACGAGTGGTTTAAGATTGACAGATTGACAGCAATCAAGATATTTAACTACAAGCTGAAGGAGAAAGAGGATGCGGCGTAACGGCCTAAGTAAATATGATGCCCCACTTAGAGTGCAATATGAGTGGGGCTATCAAGACTTCTTTAATTGGGCAGAGTCTATGGATAATAAAAGAATTAAGCCCAAGGTAGAAAGGAAGCTGCACCGTAACACGATGCAGTTTCGTGAGTGGCAAAGAGGATGGAACGATGCCTACCATGCCAACCTAAAGAGAGTGCAACGCAATGAACAAGCTAGAGCAAGAAGCTAAAGATTGGATGAAGGAGAGACACATGAGTGGTATTACAGGTACAGAGTATCAAGAGCAAGCATGTAGCACTGCCATATTCCCAAAGGAAAAGGCCACAGAGTATTTGACTCTGGGCCTAACGGGTGAAGCAGGAGAAATTGCTAACAAGGTAAAAAAGTTTATTCGTGATGGCGCACCACCAGATGAGTATGAAGCCAAGAAGATTGAGATTGCCTATGAGATTGGTGATGTTATGTGGTACTGTGCAGTATTAGCACAAGAAATGGGGATGGAACTTGGTCATATCATGGAGAACAATTTACAAAAACTGGCTGACCGCAAAAAGCGTGGTACTTTGTCGGGTAGTGGAGATAATCGTTAGAATGTAATAATACTGTAACATAACTGTGGTATAACAGTGTCTACA